AGTATTATTGGTGGAAGATGGACCCGTATCGGGATGATCCGATAGCCTTTGTCAGGGAGATGATAGGCGCAGAGCCTACAGAACAACAGATAGAGGCGCTTAACGGTCTAGCCAACGATACGCATGTCTCAATTAAATCTGGTCACGGTACGGGCAAGACTACGTTTTTAGCCTGGTCCATCCTATGGTGGAACTATACTAGGCGAAACGCTCGTATACCGTGTACTGCCCCCACTGAGGCGCAGCTTAAAAATGTCCTGTGGGCAGAGCTATCAATATGGCACAATGAGATGGACAAGTTTTTCAAAGACATGTTCATGATCACCAGTGACAAGATGTATCACATTGACTACGACAAGACATGGTTTGCAGTTGCCCGTACAGCAAGATCGGAAAAGCCTGAAGCATTACAGGGTTTCCACGGTGAGAACCTACTCTTTATAATTGACGAGGCTTCCGGTGTTGCCGAAGAAGTTTTCACAGTTGTTAGAGGTGCGCTGACTGAAGAAGACAATCGCTGTGTAATGACCTCCAACCCGACCAGAACTAGCGGTTTCTTCTACAACTCACATAGCCTCTGGGAAGGTGATCCGTGGTTTTGTCTGACCTTTAACGGTGAAGACTCACCCCGTGTTAGCGCCCGGTTTGTAAGGGAGATAGCCACTGAGTTCGGTGAAGATTCTGACATGTACCGGATCAGGGTACTGGGGAAATTCCCGGTAGAATCTGACTTTACCCTAATCCCTAAAGACTGGGTCATGGAAGCATTTGACAGACAGGCATCACCTGTTAAGCGTTTAACAGGTAAGGACTTTGACGCAGCCGGGGTGGACGTTGCCCGTTACGGTGAGAACAAGACGGTATTTGTACTGGTCAAGGGGGTCACCGTAGTAGGCATCAAGCAGTACCCCAAGCAAAGTACCATGAAGACGGCTGCACAGGTAGTGGCCCTATGCAAGGCCGTAGAGCCTAACAATATCAAGATTGACGAGATTGGCGTAGGGGCAGGAGTTGTAGACCGTGTGGTAGAGCAGGGTTTCAACGTCACTGGCGTAGAGGTCGGAAGGGCAGCGATACACAAAGACAAGTTCGCTAACCTCCGTGCTGAGTATTTCTGGCAGCTAAGAAAGCGGTTCGAGGACGGAAACATATCCTTGGCCCCGCTGAAGGAAAGCCTCTCCCGGCCCGACATGGTAAAGTTTGTAGAGCAAGTTTGTTCGATACGGTACGAGCATAATCCCACTGGCAAGATATTGATTTGGTCTAAGGAGAAAATGAGGCGGGATGGTCTAAAGTCTCCTGATCTTGCTGATGCACTTATGTTGGCGTTTGCCGATTACTTCCCTGAGACATGGAAGCCACCGTCACAGACGGGAATGCAGAAGTGGAGCGATAAGCTTGAGGGTCAACAGGTACAGTTCGAGGACCCCTTTGAGGCTTTTGCTACAGACTTCCACCAAGGGGATTTTGGTGAGGGATACAGAACTGAATCGGAGGATAGAGAGGACGAAATGGTATGGAACTAATGTTTATACAGTGGGCATTTTGGGCGTTCACGGCAGGCGTTTTTGCCGGGGGCCTTTTACTTGGCTTCGGGTTTTTGCTTGGCAAGTTGCACAGTAAGAGTTCAACCAAGCAAGTCAAGGACGAGCCATTTGATCCAACAGAAGTGGTTATGGATGACAAGTTCTTCGACGAGCAGTGGCAGTCCGATGATGAAACCGAGTTAACCATTGACGGTGAGTTCCCTAGTGATGAAATCCTACAGGAACTTGATAGACTTCACAGACACAGTGAGTTCTAAGAGGTGATTAATGTTAAGAGAGATCGAAGCATTTAATGAGAAACAGGTGATGGAAAGTCCAGATAAGGTGGACATAGTATGCACTATCTGCAAGGGAAGAGTTGGGTACATAGTCCCGTTAGAGTGTGAAGTCCCTCTACGGGGTGACATGGTGCATCCTCACTTTGGCTGTGAGAATTGGCAGCTACCCTTAGCCATGCACGGCCCACTGGAATTTATCTGCCCTCATGCTTCCCATCCTGAGGGTGACCAACATTTATTCATAGATATTCGAGAGGGACACCACGAAGAAGCAGACACGTTTCTCTCCGACGAGCATAAACCATACCGGATACAGGGTGTTTCTGGTAAGTGTCCTTGTGGCTGTGGGGGCGACGTTAGGGACGGTAATAAGTATACCGACAACCTACGTTGTTACAGACGAGCTATGGCACGACTAAAAGCGGAGATTGAAGATGGCAGAACAAATTCCTAAAGTTGCACAGGCCGTAGAGAAGACTGCTAGTGGCGCTGTATCTACTAAGGCGAAGGAGAACCTTCAGCCCGAAGAGAAGGCGCTCACCACTTCTATCATCCCTGAGGCGGGGCATGAGAACGTGGGTCACTATTGCTTTACAATCCTTGGTGAGGTGGTGCAGGATAAGGACAAGAAGAAGCTACCACAAAAATGGTTACGCAATTACGAGCTATACCGTGCCAAACATTGGAAGAGCCAGGGCAAGGCAAAACTCTCTACGGTTAACTTAATATGGAACTACATCACAAGAACTGTCAGTCTTCTTACTGACCAGAATCCGACCTTTGACATAATGGCTGAGGACGATAAAATAGCCAGGAACATACATAAGGTAGCTAGGTACTGGTGGAACGAGACTGAACAGCAAGCTGTCTTGTCTGACTCAGTGACTATGTCAGAGATTAACGGATGTGTTGTTGAAAAGACAGTCTTCAATCCTGCCCTCAATAACGGTATCGGGGAAGTTGAAACAATCACAGTTGACCCACACAACTATGGTTTCTGGCCCCTGGACGAGAAGAGACAGGAAAAGGCTGAGGCCAACCTACACTACTACACGATACCAGTCAATCAGGCTAGGCGTATGTGGCCCGACATGGGCGACTACATCACCTCAGATAAGCTCTGGCGTGACAAACTTGGTGAAGGTAGGCGTGAGATTTTCGGTGGCACCACAAGTTCAAGAGGAAGAGAACACGGTGACTTCGGTGTTGACCATGCTACCTATACTGGTAATATAGAGGCCATAGCTAAGGTTATGGGCGGTAAGGGTGACGTACTGATCCTTGAGTTCTGGGTAAAAGACTTCACCCAGATCGACGTTGAGGTAGCGCCTGCCAGGATGGAAGTGGACGAGTTCTCTGGCGACATCGTCATGATTGAGGCAGTGACCGAGAAGCAACCCAAGTACCCCGGCAATATCCGGTGTATCACAAGCTGTAACGGTGGCGACATCGTCCTGAGTGATAGGAAGAACCCATCAATTAATCCAATGCTAGAGCCTGAGTTGGCTTCCCAGACCTACTTGTGGTCGAGGTTTCCATTCTACAAGGCCGAATCAAATAAAGACATAGTCTCTCCGTGGGGCTTTAGCTCCATAGAGCAGCTTGAGATGATGAACTTTGAGATAGATAAGTGTCTTACCCAGTTGAACATAGTTAAGGACAAGGCTGTTAGAAGCCCGGTGATCAACCCCAGGAATGCCCAGGTACCTAACAGCGCCTTCACTAACGCCCCGGCCAAGGTGATCAACCCCAAAGACCACGTTGTGGCAGCGGCTATACAGCACATGAAGCCACCCGCACCCCAGCGAGATATTGAGCAAATACTTGGAATCTATAGGGAAATGTTCGACAAGATAGCCGGGATTTTCGACATGACTGATCCCTCTATTGCCAAGGGCCGAATGGCCTTTAAGACGGTAGCCACCATCATAGAGTCGATGCACACCATGCTTCGTGGCAAGATCAGGGGATACGGCAAGATGATCAGGGAGAGGGGCCGTATGTGGCTCTCTCATGCACAGAACTTTTACACTGAAGAGCGAATCTTCTTCGTCGAGAGAGAGGGTGGGTCCACCGAGGCGGGACAGATGATCGGTAAGGACATGATCATACCACTCCATTTCACCGTGGAAGCTGGCTCAACTATGCCTACCTCTAGGCTGCAACAGCGAGAGGAAGCCAAGGAACTACACAGCCAGGGAGCCATAGACATTAGGGAACTCCTGATCAGGCTTGATTGGCCTAACCGGGAAGAGGTTATTCACCGGATGGAGATGGGTCAGTTTGGTCAGTTACTTGAGCGGCTGGAAGAGCTTGGTTTGAACGAAGAGATCGTTGAGGCGGTCACCAAGATCGCTCAGATGGACGACCAGGAATATAACGCTGCACTCAATCAGATGAAAGAAGTGCAAGCAGACGCAACCAAGGGTGGCCCCATGGGTGGCCCTCAGGGAAGGAGTTTATAAATGGCGCTCTACGATTACGCCTGTAAGGAATGTGACAATGTGATGGAGGTTGTTCATCCAATGGCAGAGCAGATCAGGTGCATGTGCATCTATTGCCGGGTGCCGATGGTCAAGCTCCTTAATACTGGCGTTCCCAAGTTACCTGACGCTCCGTGGATAGACGAGTGTGCCAACGGAGCCATGAACGACCTCAGTGAAGTACAGAGGGGGAGACAGCCCCGCATAACGACGAGAGAGCAGG